TACTTACACCCTCTTCACATACCTTAAAAGCATTCATTTTGAATGTTTCAATTTCAAAGTGACCAAATACTACATCACTTTCTTCAATAACACTTGTAGGAGTATTCCACGGGCAGAAAGAAAGCTTCTTATCGAAAGCTTCCATCGTCTGATATTGCTCTAGAACTGTTACATTATGTCTATTCTTGAAAATAGAAAGGGAGTTAACATCTGTCCTATGCTTATAGTAAATATCATGATTACCTGTAATAGCAATAAGATTAAACTCTTGAAATAGGTCCAAAATATCTGCAGATACCTGGAGAGTGTTAACGGATATCTCAGAGCGGTTGTGATGCCAATCACCACAAAAGATAATATCTTTAATACCCTTCGCACGGCATTCCTCACGAAACCAAATTGCCCAATCCATGGCATAATTATGCCAGTCAGTACTATTGGAATGTATACCAAGATGGAGGTCACTAAAAATAGCAACCTTATTTTTATTAATAGTCGGAATCATCATCAACAGGCTTCACATAGACATGCCCGTGAGTGTTATCAGGATTACTCATATACTCATCATATACTTTTTCCTTATATGAGGTAATGGTCTGGTGATGCTTTTTCTCTTTTTTGATTCGATTAATAAATGCATGATAAGCGATCGTTGTGAAGTATGAGAAGGGATTTGAATTGTTTTCAAACTTATACTTCTTATACTTCAGCGCTGCATACATCTTAATTAACGAATCGCCAATCATATCATCTTTGTAAGAATAGTTAATGAAGGATCCATTATAGCTCAAACCATATGCAATCTTCTTAATATTCTCAGCCAAGTCATCAGTAAGTATATCTGTATCGTAGTATGCACTCAAGCTTGCCTTAAACTCAGCAGGCTTAATATAGTACTCTTTTTTATCGGTCTTACTCATATATAATTTAATTATAGATGCGCTATTGTAGATATCAACTACTAATTTGAACCTCAGTGTATTCAATCTTCTCTTTATCGTATATAGTCTTACGCTTATCACAATGCGCTTGTCCATATTTGAGTTGATCACAAAGATCAAAAATAATTAACTTCTCTTTAGCAGCATGCTTACGGAGACCGCGACCAATTGACTGAACTGTCCTAATAAATGACTTACCTCCTGCTGCAAAGATAATGTTATGAAGGTTTTTAATGTTAACACCGGTAGAGAAGATGGCACTAATAGCAACACAGACAACATTAGAGTCCTTTTCCATTACCTTCTTAATTCGCTCACGCTCTTCAACATCTACTTCACCTCTAATAAAGAAGACTTGCTTACTTTCAAACTTCTGAAAGCATTCTTCAAGGATCTCTCCATGGGCAATATGGTTAACCAATATCAATGTATTGTTTTGTAGCTTACCAACAAGCTGAGTTATGATATGATTGCGACTTTCACTCTCATAAATATATTCTAACTCATTTCTATAACCATTCGGTCCAGAGAAACGAGGTGCTGCTGAACCATAACCAATATTAAGAATCTTTACTGATACATTAGCAAGGAAATCTTCTTCGCGAAGCTCTGCACTCGACTTTTCATAAATGACAGGTCCAAGCTTACCAATGATTGACCATTTGTTAAGTTGATCTTCAGGAAGGGTTCCTGTAAAGCCAAACTTATTGGGTGTCTTAATTTGTTGAACAATCTTTGAGATCTTGTTACCAGCTGAGATTTTATGACATTCATCAACAACAAGTATATCAATATGCCTCAACCAATCATTATCTTCAAACCTGCTTTGAATAATGCCTATGTTAGCAATGATTACATTTGCAGTGAGATCAGGTTTATCTTTTCCAGTCCACTTTGTTAGCTTATATGTTGTTCCACAATTTAGAAACTCATCATATGTCTGTGTAACCAAACCAAGATCTGGAACAAGCATTAAACACTTGAATGTATCCATATCCTTAGAAGCTCTAAAGCAGTTTTCAATTAATGCTGCTGTAGTAAACGTCTTACCTGCACCAGTTCCAAGCACACATGTACCTGTTCCAAGCTTGAGCGCTTTACGAATGACCTCCTCTTGGTAGTTACGAAGAGTAAAAGTGAAGTCATTAACCATATCAATGTCAAAACCTACCTTAAGAGCTTTATCAAGTTCATCTGATACTTCAACTGTATCATTAATTTGCTGCTTAATAAGATACTGACGAATCTCCCAATATAATCCCAACTCTGTTTGACCTGTTGGTGTTATAACATACTTCCTTCTTGGAGCAAATCGTCCATAACCTCTTGCAAATCTTGCACCTGTATTTTCTACAGAGAAATGTTCACGAATATTTTCAAATAGATCTATATCTGAACATCTTAAGATGAGCTTACCTGGTTGTCTAGGTGTACTCTTTTTATAATCAAACTGTATTGCCATTACATCTGCTCCATCTTAATTAACTCAACCACATTCTTAATATCAAAACCCATCGCAGACATTGTCTTCTCAACCTTCTCTAGATATTCAATTATAATAGTTAACTCTTGAAGCCTTGTTGTTAGTGCAGAGAGTGACTCGTGCCTTTCAGCTGCTTGTTCTGCTGATGCATGTGAGAGTTTAACGGGTGAGTTAGCAATCACCTCTACAGTTATGTTACGCTTAAGTTGTTTCTTCTTCTCAAAGATTTTATTACGTTCAATCTTTGCTTGGATTAACTTAGCTACCCAGTAATGCTTACGAGCGGGTAGACGTAGGCTTTGCTCCTTAATATTGAAGTCGTCGAGTACAAGGTCTTTACCTACCTCCTCAATATATTGCTGCAGTTGATCCATTCACTACATATTATGACTACTAAAGTAGAGAAATCAACTATTAGCATTAAATAATATTATGAGCAGTTATAATAAATTTGCAGAATATTTTAAAGAGAATATAACAACTACTGATGCTGGTATTAGTGGTGATGGTACAGGATTCTCACCAAATAACTCAACATCTAGTGATTCTTATGCACCAGGTGATGCACGTTTACCAGTCTCAATCTTCGGTAAGGGTAAGGTTCTTCAAAGAATTAATAAAAAAAAGAAAAATAAACAAGTTAAGAAACAAGGTGTAAATGGTGTTTTCTTAACAGGAGAAGAGGGTGAGGAAAGTAAAATGTGTCCTGATGCATGTTGTGGTTTACCTGTAGAGGACTGTACATGTCCGGAGGATTGCCCTAATTGTAACTGCTACGAGCTAAACAAGCTAACAGAAGCAAAAGAAGCTCCAAAAGGAAAACATTATACAAGTAGAGGGGCTTTAAAATCTGGTGATGCAGATGCTGATGGTGATGGAGGTCCCAAGTATCGTTCAGACCCTACCTATAATAATCCTAATGACCCTTCTGATGAAGAGTTGGAGGATACAGATGATACAGTAGAGGTCACACTTCCAATAGAGCTTGCTGAGATTCTTCATGATCTATTAATGAGTGTACTATATGCTGAAGAGGATGCCGAGTATCAAGGTAGAAAGGTAACACTTAATAAGCCTACAAGAGGAGATGTTAAAAAGTTTAAGGTGTATGTTAAAGATCCAAAGACTGGTAATGTAAAGAAAGTCAATTTTGGGCATGGTGGTACATCTGCTAAAAGAAAGACAATGAGAATTCGTAAGAATAATCCTAAAGCTCGTAAGTCTTTTAGAGCACGTCATAAGTGTGATCAGAAGAAGAGTAAGTTGACTGCTGGTTATTGGAGCTGTAAGAAATGGTAATATGAAAGCATTTAAAGAATTTTTTGGCGAGAGTTTATGGGCTAACATAAACAATAAGAGAAAGTCAGGTAAGAGGTCTGCACGTAAAGGTAGCAAGGCTTATAAAGCAGCTAAAAAGGCGGGAGACAAACTAGAGGCTAGTAAAGAGAATGAAGAAGCTCCTTCTGAAGAGGATCACAAGTACGAATGTGAATGTGGTGAAGCTTGGCAAACAAAAGAAGGTCGCGATTCATGTAAAGAGTGTAATGCTTGATATTGGTCACTGGACATGTGCGGAGCAGTGGGATGAACTTCCATTTGGCTTTATATATGTGATAACTAACCTTACTAATAGTATGAAGTACATTGGTAAGAAGCAAATCGAGAAGAAGACAAGACGAAAGCCTTTAAAGGGTAAGAAACGTAAGAGAATCTTCATTGGGGAGTCGGATTGGAAGACATATACAGGGTCATCCGACAGATTGAACGCTGATATCAAGAAGCTTGGTAAGAAGAAGTTTACTTTTGAGGTAATTTACAGTGGTGGTACCAAGAGTGAGCTTGCTTATATGGAGACATTGTATCAATTTCAAGCTGAAGCGCTTTTTAGTGAAAAATACTACAACGGTATCATGAATATTCGAATTGGCAAGGTCAAAATTACTAAGAGACCACCAAAGTTGTTGCTTTCGTGAGGTTCGCTGACAAAACTGTGGTGGAGACCTAAAATGACAGCGGATACAA